TTTACACAGCCACCAAGTACGGTTTTGTCCACCTTCAGAGTACGGCCTTCGGCCATCATATTGTGTAACCAACAAACGGCCATACCTGTTTCCGGTAATATCTGTGAATTTGCCCATAAATTCCTCCTTCTCAAATGTAAACATTTTACACTAAGAAAAGGAGGAAGTCAAGTGCTAATTAGACAATAACCTCTTGTAGGACTACGGTGCTCTGAGTAATAGAGGTGTCTGACCCGTCTGGCAACAGGGCAATAAAGCTTACCGATTGCACGAGCGCGCCAGTTTCCTTGTCATCTGGAGTAGCACTACCTAGTTTAATCTTAGGAAGAGTGATAGCAAAGACTTGATTGCCTTCACCATTGAAACGGAAGGTAAGGGAAACAGGGGTTTCGTCGCGGAACTTAGCAAACAGACTGTCGTCCAGAAAAAATGCGGAAAATTCCCCAGAGGCAGTGATACGGCCAAGGGAGATTCCCGCAGCAGGCCTAGTCCCGTCCGGCATGAGGTTGCCGATTGTCTTCTCCGTTTGTTGATTTCCTGTGATTTCTACCGAGAAGGCAGTAACAACCGCAAGTTGCTGTCCACCAGAATACAGGGCACCCGAATTCCCGGTAAGCACGTCTGTCGTGGAAGCTGCCGAAGGAGTGACAAAATAAGGAACTGCTGAACTTAAAATATCTTTTCCGAGCATTCCAAATTCTATGGTAGCAATACTGTCTGGCTCTACACTGACGCTAGCAGAACCAATCTTCACACCAGTGGCCCGACGGCTAACACCAATGTCAGAGAAGTATTGTTCAACAGTGAAGCTGTCATCGGTACGATTAGCTGGCAGCAAAGGGATGCTAAGCTTATTACCAGAGACAACCAGAGTAACGCTGTCGCCAGAAGCTTTGGAGGTAACAGCTTCACCAACAGTAAGAACAGTGGCAGTCAGAGCAACAACAGTGAAGCTAACGTTATTAGCAGTAGCAGGAGCTGTCCAACCAGAGAACTTCACAACATCGCCAACACGGAAGCCGTCAGTAATCCAGCTACCAGCGGCACGAGTAAAGGTCTTGCCAGCAGATGCAGCAGTTACGTTAGTAAGAGCGCCGGATGTGGAGCCAGCAACCCAAGGGCCACGAAGCAGGCCAGCCCACAAGTCCGTGTGGCTACCGGGAGACAGCTCGTCAGAGAGCGTGCCTTCAACACTGTCAGTCCCAGAGCGGCTCGATACCGTTTGAGCTGTAGAAACGATTTGAGCGGATTGAAACTGTTCACGTGTGAGATTCAAGTCACACGTAACGCGACGATAGTATTTTCCTGTATTTGTCGCAGCAGGAACTCCCCACTGCCCTGCAATTTCCTTACCGATAATTAGGAGCTTACCTACTCCAGATGCAATTCCTGCCATTTTAATTCCTTTTTAATGTAGTAGGTTAAACAGAGAAGGTATCTGTTCTATAAACCATCTCAACGGTGATGCACACCCAATTAGTTTCTATTGAAATAGATCCCTGACTGGGTGTATTTTCAATATGGACAACAACGCTGTCCTTTGTTAATTGTAAAGCTCGCGGGAAATATGCTACGATTTCTTCTGCAAGGGTTTCTGCAAGCAACGGGCCTTGTGTCAGTGTATCGCTCCACACTTGAACCCTGAACAAGCCTTTGTATCGCTTATGATTAGCACCAATCGAGGGATCTGCTGTTGGGGATCTGAAAATGAATGCCCGCAGATGAGTCTCTGTTGGAACAGCTCCGACATTCTCCCAGAGCACTTTCAGAGACTTCGTATCGGCGAATGCTTTGAGGCGAGATTCCAATGCCTGTCTAATTTTAACTTGGGACATCGTTTCTCCTTATTCCATTGAGGCTGCTACAGCGTTTGCTACGGGGGCGGTTGCTGCTACCCCCTTTTCCATTGGAGCATATGCAGGAGTGGCAGGCCATCCTAGATATTCTACTTTGTCGGCGTAGTGGGTATTATTAACTAGGAACGCTGCCTCGTTTCCGAGAAAGAACTCATCGTCGATTACTGCATTGATTTCGGCTACCTTTGAAGCTAGAGTGGCTTCTCCTGCTACTTCTCCACCGAGAGGGAATGGACTAGGACGCCAATTCTTCAAAAAGTGTCCTGTAGAGAAGCGGCCATAGCCTTGTCTAGGAGAGAATTCACAGACACGTATAAACACCTGCCGAGTTTTCGCTGCCGCTTGTTCAGCAGCCCATATAGGCGCTTGCTGCGCCCATGCTGCTATGTCAGCCCCGAAGTCTTCAGCCATATTAGCGCCTCAGTTGACAGTTGTATACTATGTCAGTAACACCAGACGGTGCATTTCTCTTTACAGTGATAATCCGCCATTTAGTACCATCCATGTCAACTATATAGTCTCCGGTGGAGGAGGGGTGTCTTGGGAAGGATGCAGACGGGAGGATATATCCCTCCTTATCGTCTCGCTCAATAAGTGTGTCTCGATAAACTGAACGGCCAAGGTTCTCAAGGGCGTAGTCTAATAAAGTTGCCTTAGTAGTAACCACAACAGGAGTACTACTAGGATTTGTGCTAAGGTCTGGATCGTAGCCATCTGCTCCTTGTTGGACAAAAAATACCTGCACGGTTTGCCCCTCAGAAGTCAACATATTTTTTGCCATGTTAACAAGTTGACTAAGGATTGCCATATTGCCCACCCTTCTTTTCTATCTCTTCCTCGATAAACGCAACTACAGACTTAAACCTAGACGTTGTATGTTCGCGTAAAAAGCCCACAACAGGAAAATCATCAGTACTTGCAAACTCTTCGCGAAGTTTTTTCTCAATTTCAGCAGCAAGTAGTCCGCTAATAACAGGGCTCACATAGTAACTAACTGCCCCCATTCCGGCTTTTTTCAGATTGCGCAAGTGGTCACGGTGACGCGACCTCTTATTTCCGGTTATTCCGAATCCCGTGATTGGAGATGAATGGCCTAGAATATCATAGGCGTACAAAATAGCTGCTCTCCTAGGATCGAACCCCCCGCGCGAACAGCTGGGGCAACCGCTACCAGAAAGGTGGTCACTCGCCCTTTGTAGGAAATATTCTTGACAAGCGTTGCAGAAGATATTAACTTTTTCAAACACAGAAGTATATACCGCCTCAGTGTATTCATACTTATCTGCATGTACTTGTTGAGCTTGTTCAATAAACTCGGCAGGTGTTCTTCTCGGGGCAGACATGGCCTCTCTACCGCAAATAGGGCATCCTTGGCCTGCCAAGTGCGCGGCGGGAGTCTGCATAAAAGATTTCTTGTGCCTGTTACAGTAAATTTCAACAAGTGTCTGGGAGTGCTCATACCTTACAAAAGCGTAGTCGTAAAAGTCTTGGTGTACATTGCGGGCTGCTGTTAAAAACTGCTCTTGAGAGTTTGCTTTCCTACCTGTTTTTCTCTCATGCCCACAAGACGGGCATCCACTTCCGTTTATCAAATCGCTAGGCCATTTTTTAAATTTCCCGTGCTTTTTACAAACAACGCTGACTTTTACCGAAACCCCTCTGTACTCAACAAAACTAAGATCATAAGTATCTCCGTGAATGGCGGCTACCTCTAAAACAAACTCTTCCTGCGTCTTCTTTACGGACATGCCCTCTCCTCAAAAAGTATTTGTAGGGGACAGTATAGCATATTCTCCATCGCTATTCAAGCCAATCGGAAGCCTGCGCTGAACGATTGTTGTGTCGGCTTGGTTATCCAAAACATCTTGCACATACACGCCGGCACAATATATACCCGCAAGAGTAGTCCCATAAGCAGGATTTCTAATCGTCTCTTTAAGTGCCTTGAGGTAATTTTCAAATTGCTGCTGACCGTAAGTTTCCAGTCTGTCCAACCTTGCACGCGTATTATGTGCAAGCATCATCAGTATATAACTAGCAGCAATCTGGATTACAGCGTTCTCATTCTGTGCATTAGCATCAAGCAAATCCTGATACTGCTGATCTGCCATAATTGGAATATCAAGCGAGTCGCCTACAGACATTCGGATGCGGCCAATAGCCGAGGTCAAATCAATAATAGCCATTCTCGCTCCTTGGTGTTTTGTTATGTTTCTTGTTATATAAGCCCTCGTGAGAAGACTCATATAACAAGAGGGGCTTGCGCCCCTCTCATATTTACAACTTACGATGCAGCAGACTTAGCCTGAACAATCAGGGCGGGCTTCGAGACTGCATTGAGGAAGTTTGATTCCGTCTCAATTTCAATCTTGTCGCCACGCTGGCCCGGATACTCAAACGCGTACATGCGCTCACCCATCGTGCCCAACAGGTCAAACTTATTGGCCGCGCCAAAGTAAGTCGTGAAGATGTCAGTGCCTGTAGGAATGAAGTAGGCCTCATCAGCCGGGATCAGGCGGCTGCCCGTGCCAGCACCAATCGTGCCGCCCAAAGAGTCACGCAGCTCGATGTAACGAACGTTGCCGTGCACGAACTCGCGGTGCATTGCAGTAGCACCACCAGCACGGTTGCGCAGCGGCTCTTGCGAAGACGTGTAATACTGATAAGCAGCCTTGATAGAAGCGTGGGAGATCAGCTTACCAAAGAACTCTGGCGAACACAGAGCGATAATGCCAGTAACCATACTGCCGTTGGCGTTATCCAGAATGTGAGCAACAGCCTCTTCACTCTTGCCGAGCACATCGGTGGTGCCAGTGCCCAGATCAAAGAAAACTGTCTTCTTTGTGATCCCGAATTCTGTATAATAATTCATAGCAACAGTGCCATTCGGAGCATACACGTCGCCAGTGGTGATAACCTTAGAACGAGCATACTCCAGCGTCCAAGCGTGGTTCTGAGCAATACGCTCCAGCTTGCGGCTACGAACAGCAGCAAGAGTTTCTTCTTGGTTCAGATTAGCATAGGCGCTCTTACCCTTAATGTCATTCGGGCTGATGTAATCATCATAGGGGAAGTGAGGAATAGACCAACTACGAATCTTACGGCCATAGTCCTTGCCAACACTAGCACGCTCGCCGCGAACCTTGTCGACAATCAGGGCACCGTCTTTGGTGATTTCTTGGAATTGAACCACATTGGCTTCAACACCTTCTTCGGCGAACAGGCCCAACTGGCCGATAGTGCCCCACTGATTGGGAACCACCAGCAGCTCTGGTGTCCAGTCGGCTACAGCAAACGAGTCTTGAAAATTACGGATGATAGGCATTTACTTTTCCTTTATTATTAGATGGCGGTGTCAGCAACGATGCCAAGGGCTGCGAGAGACGTATACACGGCTAATTTTTCTGCGGCGGTATCGGTACCAGCACCCATAACGAGCAAGTCCTTGGCAACGCGCATAGGGCCGCGAGCAAACATCAGGACTTTCTTGTCCGTAGTGGTTGCAAACGTAGCACCAAGAGTATTCTCGTCGGTACCAATCAGGATACCAGCGGCTTCCAATCCAGCACCAGAGGCCAAAGAGGCATCTTGAACAAGATACTTACCAGTAGCAGTAACTTTAGCGAGCACAGTGCCAAAGGCGAGGGTTGCACCAGCAGCCAGATTCACAGTAACAACTTCGCGGCAGAAGGCCGAAGATGGCTCAAATTCATTCTTAACAAGGGCACCGAAGCGCACGGTGTCTGTAGCAATTACGGTCATATATTTTCCTTTTGCAAAAAGAGGGACGCTTCTTACGAAGCTTTATTGTACTTCTGTTTCAGAATCGCCATCTCGCGGGATTCACCAGCATCAGTAGATGCCTCTGCTTCACCACTGACGCCAATTTCTTTAAACATTACAGATTCAGCTTCCTTGGCATAAGATGCCGCAAAGCCGGAAACTACCAACGCATATGACTCACCATCCAAACCGCTAATGGCAGCAAACGTAGCATCGAGATTGGCATTGTCGTCCCCGATAACATTTGCAAGCATTTCACGCTTGTCAGTAAGCTCTTTTGCCTTAGCTTGAGCAACCACTTCTGCTGCCTTTGCTTCAGCGTCCGCTGCATAGGCCGAAAGAGCCTCCAGCTTGCCATTCATCTCTGCCAGAAGAGCATCCTTCTGAGCAATGACGGAATTCAATGCCTCCACAACGCCAGCCAATTCAGTAAGCTGCGTAGAGAGTTCGTTTGTCAGTTCCAACGGAGTAGCTGATTCAAGTACAGCTTCCGGGGCGTTTTCTTCCAGCTTCTCGTCGGGGGCATTCCCCTTGAGAACTTTCTTCAGGGCATCAAGCAAGATTGCCTCCTTTAGTTGGTGATTTGTTCAGCAAGGTATTTACTGAATTCTCGGTGGTTCATAACTGCATTCACAAGACCTTTTTCAAGAGCCATCTCTGCATGGAAGCACTGGGCGTCTGTAGCAGCAATATCCTCTTCAGGAATGCCTGTAAATTTAGACACATGAGCTACAAACTCAGCGCCTAGACGATTAACGTCTTGCTGAATCTTTGTGAGGAATGCTTCGGAGAAGCCGCCCTCTTTGGCATAAGGACTCTTGCCGGGTGTGGAGGTAATTACATGACGCTCAAAGCCTTCTTTTTCCAACGCTTTAGCATCAGAGTAGAGGCAGACAATACAGCCAATGGAGCCTGCTACTGCGGATGGGTGAATAATTACTTCGTCCATTACACAAGATAAGGCATATGCGGCGCTGGCACTATAGCCGTCGATATATGCAAACGACTTAACTCCCGCGTCTGTCAGCATCTCGCGGAGAGTGTCAGCAGTGTCGAAACAGTGAGCTGCTTCCCCTCCGGGGCTATCCACTTCGTACAGGATAGTATCTACGCCTGAGTCAATAAGTTCTTGAGTTTGAGCGATAAGATCAACGTAAGACGTCCCAACTGCCCCGCACAAAGTTTCAACAGGCTGGTAGGACAGGGAACCGTCAATCTGGATAACCCCGAGGTTCCCCATCTTGTTGGTTTTATGTTTCTCCTTGTCCCCTTTATCATTGTCCTTATACACTGCAAAGTTTGCATCAGACATTCGACGGGTGAGGTAGCTTGCGATAGGCTCAAAACCCTCTGCTGTAATTAGCTGCGGGGTGTTGAATACCGTAGAAGCAAGCCTCACGAGATTGTGTTTAGTGCTCATAAGGTTCCTTTGTCATTCTGCATTGTCGGCATTTTTATCACTGGAATTACCAGAGGAGCCATTAGACTTGCCAGTTCCGTTTCCCATGCCCTCTACAAGTCCGTCGCCCGAGCGAGAAGTAGCTGGCTCAGGAAGGTTAGGCTCTTCGTCATCAGGCTTAGGAGCGAGTCCCAGAGCACCACGAGAATAGTTAAGTAACTCACGGTCAATCTCAATGGTATTAGTTGCGCCAGTACGTTGCAGGAATTTACTGATAGAATCAAGACTAGGTTTGCTAATGTTGCCAAACACCATCTTTGCACAACCTGCTGTGTCCCAGCCGTTCATTTCATAAAGTTGCGGGATAACGTCCTTGTTGAATACGTCTGCAATCTCTTGCAAGCGATATTCAAGGCCCATTTCCACGAGTTCTGATTTCCCTTCAACCAGGCTTAGAGAGCCGCTAGCTCCATTACCAACATTAAGAATGTCAGCACTGAGCGCCAAAAGAATACGACTATCAACACGATTCAGAATGTCTACAGTGTCATAAGACTTCCCAGACTGGGACTGCATAATATCTGCTGTGAAAAGTTCTTTCTTAGTGGTTTCGTCCGAGTCAGACGGAAGCAGGATGCCGGATTGTTCTCCTTGGGAGATGTTCCGAAGCACCTTCTTAAACTCGTCTGCTACAGCCTTCTTACCAGCATCTGCATTAGGATCTAGATAAGCCGCTGGGATACCCATTTTGAAGATACCTCCAAGATCCTTGGCAATGCCGAGAAGCTCAGAGTTCTCAATCTCAATGGCCTTGCGCCAAGCGTCATACGCGCCTCGCAGCAAGCTAGTGCCTTCAGGATTACTGTTCATCGGAGAGCAGCTAAAAATAGCGATCTTCTCACGAGGAATTTCAATCTTAGTTCCTAGTACAGCATATCGAGCGCCGTACTCCATATTCTCTGTGGATTGCTCAACACCCTTCAGGGTACGACCATCTTCAGAGTAGAGCCATCCACTAATAGTGGATTGACTGCGAGGTTTCAAGCCAGCAAGGCCAATCAGGCCGTCTTTATATTTGGATTTACCTTTGACACGGCGCTTGTATTGTTTCTCGTGAATAGAGAAACCATAGCGCAGGTAGGAAAGGGCGGATACAAGTGTAGAGAAGAAGCTGTCATCCATATCGTTAAGGCACGTCTGGACAAACTTAGCTCGTTCTTTCTCAGCATCAGTTGCTTCAGCACCTACAGTAATTTGGTAAGGAGTGCGAGCTAACATTACAGTGTAGAACTGTAGGGCTGCTGCGATGGCGTGATACTTAGCCATCTGGTTTACGGTTGACACCCTACGGGGCATCCGCCATTCGCGACTCTCTTCTTCAAGGATTTGCTTAGAGATAACCTTAGTACCAACGTAGCCAACTTCAGACATTCCACCAATACGAGGTGCTCCGGCAGAATCAGGGTCACGCTGTAGAAGGCTATCATTCAGAGCTTCAGTCATTAAGCCTCCTTTTGGTTATACATTATTTGGATATATAGATTATACCACGAGAATGAACCTAAGTCAATAGTAACCCTAGATATATTTTATAATATGCGGGGCTACTATTGAGTTTTGGTTAGTTTAGGGGAGAAGGACGAGTATATGCGTCGTTGCCGAGAGAGAAGGTGGGGAGCGTGTTTGCACGGGCAAGATAGACTGTGCAATCGCTAAGACAATCGACTCCATCATCGTGCCCACTGCGGCCACCATCAAATGCCTCCATCTCATTCAGGAGCCACTCATTCCAAGACCCTCTCACCATTTGCACAGAGCCAGTTTCGGCCAATGAAGCAAACGGGAGAAACCTGTTTATCTTGCTCTTGTGTCCTGAGATTTGCATTGTACGAACTGGGATACCTGCCTCTGCAAGTTCTCTGACAAGATACTGAGTCCATGCCTTACCCGGCCCTGTCTCTTGTGGAATTGTAATATTAACATCGTCAATGCCATCGTGAAGTGCTTGCTGAATAATCTCCTTAACCACGTCTCCTGAAGACTTCCTAAACCTTGTAGCATCTTCAATTGTATAAATTCCGTGCTTATCCCTTGACATAAGGACAGATGCGCTGTAATCAGGATCTCTATTAACTTCAGACGGAACAGTGCAAGACAAGTCCCAGCTTCTTACGCGGGTGCAGGACTCTACCGGAGCAAAATCCACCATTGTGAGATACTCTCGCTTAAAATACTTTGATGCTTCTTCACGCACATACCAAGAACCTTCAAGTAGGCGTGCGCGCTCGCTGCGCTTTAGATTTTCCAGCCGTAAAACGTAGCCGGGATCACGATTCATAAGCACAGGATTTGAATAGATGTTCGCAGAGATGAACGTATAGGTTTGTGGATTAACCATGTCCCCGTATTGCTCCTTCATTTCCTCCACAGATCCTGCAAAAACAAAGTCACCACGGTATTCTGCAAAGTAACGAGTTGTACCAGACCTCTCAGGGATCGGAATACCTGTAGTCTGATCTAAGAACCACTCAACAAAAGGCCGGAGAGCCGCATCAGGGTGGGGGTTACACGTAGCGATGCACCTGTGTGGCCCTTTGGCCTTAGACCTGATACGAGAGAACAGATAGCTGATCTGATTCTTCGTGTGCCACTGTGCTTCATCCCAGCAAACAAGGCTATACTGCCCCCCGTCGAAGTTCTTTAGGTCTCTATCTGCTGCGCACGTCTTATGCTGAATCATCGCTCCGCTGGGGGCGACAACTGTCATGTTGTCGTGTCGAAATTTGCATCCGAAATTACTGTACATTTGTACAGCGGTATCCCAGAGCCCACCTGCTTGGCGATGCTGGGTCGTGCTGGCGCGGATGTAAACGGCACGAAAATTAGGGTCGTGCAGGTAGTTCAGCGCGTACATCTGTGCTAGGTGGGACTTTCCCGACCCAGCTCCTCCACCGTATATCACAAAAAATGCCTCGTGCTGCAGAAACTTTCGTTGTGTCTCGCTACAAGGCCCATATAGGACTGTCTCAACCATTTGTGGCCTCCTCCATTAGTTTAATAACCTCTATGGCAGAGATGCCGTAGAAGCACTCAGAAGAGCCATGAAACTTCTGTATTACGGGTTTAGCTATTGTACGAAGAATCCTCAATATACGCGTCTCAATATCAGAGCACTCTTGACCACCCAAGTTATACTCAGTAACTGCCTTAAACTTCTGAGGGGATGCCCTATTAACCTGTAGGAGTCTGTCTGCCACCTCTTTGTTTGTAATTCCAACCTTAATCCAGTCGTCAGATTGTAATAGGTACAGCTTTCCGGGTTTGTTGGTAGCGAAGCCTGTAATGCCGCAAGCGGGGCATCCAGATCCTCTCAAATGAGATTCAGGCGTCTGGTGAAAATCCTCGTGCTCTGAACATCCAATGATTACATTCTTCCTACCATTTACATACTTAACTTTTGAATAGTCGTATCTACCCCCGTGCACGCCTTCGGCACGCAGCAAGAACTCTTCAAGACCTAAAGAATACAGGATGGACGCTCTTTCGTTGAAACATTTTGTGCAGCCATCCCCTCGAAGATGGTTACTGGCCTTCTGGTAAAATCCGCCATGTTTTTTACAAACGATAAGAATTTTATTATCAGAGCCAGTATATTTAACTTGAGAGTGGTCGTATAAGTCTCCATGCACTTCTTTTAGCCTTCTTAGAAACTCTTCCTCTGGGAGTGCCTTCGCCAACCCAATAGCAACGCGCTTGCAAGCCGGGCACCCCTTACCATGTAAATGATTATCTGGTGTTTGTGAAAATACGTGGCCGCAGGTATTGCAAAGGATCTCTACGTTTGTTTTTGCAGTAACATAGTTGGAGGTAAAATATCCGTACTTGTCTCCGTGCACTTTCTTTGCCTTTTCTACGAACTCATCCGTGGTGGATAGAAGCCTTTTAGAAATACGGTCTCCCATGCACTTCCTGCAGCCCTTACCCTTATAGAGATTGTTGGGGGAGATATAAAAAGGGCCGTGTTTTGCGCAGGTTACTTCTACCTTGGTTTTGGATGTTACATAAATGGCATTTTCAAACGTGTACATAGGATTTGTCAGGAGACCGGCCTTCGCTATAAATTCTTCCTGTGTTACTTTAGCCGACATCCATCAATCCTCCCTCCAATCTGACTTAATAAGCTCAGCCCTATTCCCAGCATTCACACAGGTGATCCCTGCATACTGTGCCGCCTGTATGCCTAAAATAAGTGCCTTCATCTCATCAAGACTCTTGAACTTGATGTCAACTTCATCCAATACTTGCTCAACGTAATTATCCACGTCTGTAACACACCAGCGCAGGGCATACTTACCCGAAATGCTGACTATACGAATCTCTTTTGCCATATCTTTCTCCTAAATATAAAATGTAAAAGCCCCTTCGGGCATTCTCAAAATGAGATACCAGAAGAGGCTTATGCTTACACTCTAAAATGTGTCCTGTCACGCAGGCTTCTGTTTGTTCTTGCTCTGGCTGCGGTGCCGCCCAACCAATATAAACTGGAAAGCGCCCTTTCGGGTTATGCTTTTATGGGCGACTCCACAATTGACTTTGTGCGGGAATAGAGACTCGAACTCTATTCTTGAGTTTGGAAAACTCAGGTAATACCTATATACGATACCCGCGTAAAATCTTTGCCGTCTGAGAGGCTCGAACTCCCGACCTCGAAATTACAAATTTCGCGCACTACCTACTGTGCTAAGACGGCGATAAATCTTGAAGCAATCCAGCAGGATTTGATACCTGCATCGTTTCCCCTTGGGGTATGCCCTACTTAGACGATGGACTGCTATGCAACCTCAGGAGAAGGCTTTTGCATTCTTTCAAACAAGTGTGGGATTCGGGCCCACGGTCACCCAAGTATTGCTTTGTAGAAGCACTTGACTGATCTATCTACAATCACCATTAGACCGCTCTGGCAACTTGTTCTTTATTGAAGTGTGAGTTGCTTATCAGGATCGGAATTCCCGCTCTCAACAGCAGAACATTCATCTACCACCTGCTTACCACGTTTGAGTCGCCGCAACAGAGGCTATTCCGTATTACTACGCACACAAGAAAGAACTCTATCACAGCAACAAGGGGAAGTCGTTTGCCAAGTGCAGCTATATACACTAGAGTTCTTACTTGTGCCTCCTGATCTCCAAGAGGACAAGCCTGCTTACTAAGTTACAGGGGCACACTTTCGAGGTGCCAGCTTGTTTACTCGTCTATCACCTATAGCGGATAGCAGCTTTCCAGACGTTTTTATAGATAGTCTGGTCCATCTTCTCATCTGGTCGAAAGGAGGAAACTCCCGGATGAAATCCTTATTACTTAATCCCTAGCTTGGCCTTATGAAGCTTCCACTTTACCCACAGAATAGGGTGCTTCCAGAAACATACATTATTTGCGCACATTTAATTTCTCCTGAGTTGTCATTCCATAAACGCATTGTAACATGCGAATATTCAGAAGTCAAGTTTTATTTACACTTAAGCATTAATAACCTTCTCCATAGAGAGGATAACCGAAGGTTCGAAGCGGATTATAGGCTTATCGTCTTCCTCTTCAACATCCCTCGGCCCTAGCTTCGGAGCTGCTGCCATCACAAGCCTTGCCTGTGCTATGGAACGCCCAAGTTGATCCTTACTGATGGATTCTGATACAGCAATGCGTGTTGCGAGCAACGTCTTAGCCACATCCACACGGAGCTTCGGATCGGCCTCTTTATCCTGCAGCACCTCTACGAGTGTAGCAATGCTATCAGGAGTGAGCTTATCCAACTGCTTCAGCAGTTTCGTAAGGTCATTTCGCCGTTCAAAGCTAATCTGTGTCACAGGCTCCATCTTAGGCTTCTTCACTGGAAGCTGTTCTTCATTGCTCATTTGTTTTCCTTACTAAGTCTCTGGCGCTGTTCTTCAATCTTCAAAGCATACTCATGTGCCACTTCTGCGTAGTCGCTTGCTTCGACTGCTTCTCTGATGATTTCATCCAATTGTCTTTGAAATTCCTCGCTGAAGTAGCTTTCGGGGGATTGCTCTGTAGCACTGCTGGGGGTTGCAGGGGAAGCTCCTGCTGAGTCTTTACAGGAAGTTGGGTTGCGCAGCCATTTAGATTTATCAGCAAGCAAGCTCCGAATAGTAATAGCATCGGCATCACGCTTGGATGAAGACTCAAGAGAGAGCTTGTTAAGTTTGTCAGTGATTTCATTATTCTTCCTTTCCTGTATAATCAGCTTATCCTGTTCAACAATAAGCGTATCCTTAGCCTTGGCCTCTGTCTTAATAATCTTCGCAGAATAATAATCTGAAGTAAGGCTCCATCCGAAGTAAGATCCTCCACAGAGGCCAAACACGAAGGCTGCTGCTACAGCTATAGCAATGCTTTGCAGGTTTAGCATGTCATTCCTTCGTCTTAACTCGAATTGTGCAGACGTACTTCACGCGCCCGTTCTGTGGCCCAAACAATGCCCAGCCGAAAATACATTGTACGAAGTATTTACCCGCAAAAGGGAGCTTCTTGTACAACAGCCAATGTCCATCGTAGTAGAGATGATAGCCATAAGTGTGCTCGTGGCACTCTCTCCACATTGTATTGTTCTCAATGCCGATTGAGACGTAATTGAAATAATTGCCTCCATTACGCCAGAGCCACCTTACCCTGTTGAGGGGGCTTAGTGGGTTTTCTCCAATGAGGTGCTCTTCCTTCCAACCACTGTCTCCTGTCAGGTCTTGGTCAATTGTGCCAAGCCATTGCAGTGCTGTAAGCGTCTTCTTATCTTCGCTACTGAAGAAGAACACAGCAATAATAGCGAGAGGGTAGCGCAACACCATTAGTGCAAAGTATGGAACGAGTAGTAGCATCCATTTAAGTTTCTTATTCATTCGCAATCCTTTTCAAACATTACTCGTTCTTTGGCTCTTCGTTTTACAAGGCCACGAAGAGGAACCCCGTTAGCTGTTGTGTATTGCACAATAGGCGCTCCATTAAGCATCTTCACTGAGCCATCTTTACTGTGCTGAGGAAACTCATTGAAAGCCTTCGCAGCCTCTTTACAACTCTTTGTATTAACGTAGGGAACAATTGCCCTACAGGCTGCTCCGGTATTATACTGAAAGGAGATGATGGCATCCAGTTGGCTCTGAGTAACAGGCACCTTCAGACACGCTACAACGCCCTTGGAGGCGATTGCTAAGTCTTCCTTGAGGAATGCCTTGCACTGTTCCTTCGTAGCTGTGTCGCCCTGTTTAACGCCCTTGGTGTGCCCATTGCAGATACTGGCAACCTTCCATCCCCATCCAGCGTCCTTATAGGCCATATAAAGCCCTTGAGCATTCTTAGGCCCAAATCCCTCCTCAGTTTCAACAAAGGAGAGGAGTCCAGCAGAGATGCCCAGGGCAGCAAGCACTCCTGCTACATATTTCTTAACTTGATTTGCATCCATATTCTCTCCTTAGTTTACCCCATTATAACACAGTAAGTTTAGCAAGTCAATCCTGCAGGCAAAATAAAAGGAGGGCCGAAGCCCTCCAGATATTCTAATGATTGTGAAGAGAGGCTTGTATTTACAGGGAAGACGCGAGGAAGTTATCCAGTCGACCGCCGAGTGTGCCGGCCATCTGAATGCCCACCACCGTTGCCGTAACGCCCTGCATCTCAAAAAGAGTCGTAACAAGCGTTTCGTTTAGCCAGATCGTGATCTGAGCGCCACAGCACCTCACAACAACCTCGTCACCATTTGCAGGAGTGATTCCGAGCGCCGTAGTTGTTGCTGCCCCGCCGGTAATTCTCTCAAGCTTTAATTGACCAGACGAGGATGTAACCCCAATGCGCAGGTAGTTTGACGAATCGACGTAGCGGCACATCAGATACATCTCGACCGACTTCGTATCGAACCTTGCGCGAAGAAGGTAATCAGCCACACCTAGATCGCGAGTGCTCTTGCAGTTTCCTGTCGTCACGTTGTAGCACTTGTTCCCACTGATCCCGAGTACGTTTGTTGGCCCTGCCACGGTCGTCCATGAATGCCCGCTAGTGCTTGTCCCAAGCCCTGTAGCGTCGTCTGTTCGGTTGAACGTATCTGCAATCAAAGTGGGTGACAGAGCCAAAGATGCACCGACGAGCTGCGTATTGCGCGACGTGACAGGAAGACTGTCGCGGCCTTTTTCAAGGCGCATCAATTTCCTGTAAATGCCTGAAGTCGTCAGCTTTGACCCGAAAAATTCGACATAGAACTCACCGCGAACAACATCATCCCGGATCACAAAAGACGGGCGATACCAGCGCACTGCATCGAACGCGTCAAGCAGCGAATAGCTGAAGGTCACGCCATCTGGGGAGAACGCCGAGTACAGATTGCCCGATGATCCGACAGTTCCGTTGTTGTCCTGAACGATTCCGACGACAGAGCCATCGGCAATGCGCTTGAACTGAGAGTGCCACCACTTGCGCCCCGTTGGCGGAACAGCCGTCAGGGCAGTAAGCGCGGAGTCCCAGCCTTGCAGCAGATTGGAAGACGTGGTCTTGGACAGCGCGCCTGTGCCGCCTGTGCCTACGTTATGGCCGAGGATTTCCCATTTGCTGCTGGTTGAGTTGTACCAGATCGACGGGGATGCGAGGTCTGAAACATTCGCTTCGCCGTGCCAGATGTTTGTGCGGGGCGCCCAGTTGATACCCTCAGAAGAAGTGCTTATCCACAGATCAACATCAGTATTAGCGACCTCGCCAATCGAGCGCCACAGCAGGACGAACTGACCTCCTGCTTGGTCCCAGTACAACTCGGTATCAGAGTTGTACGACCCCGAGCGGGCGGGTTTTGCGAATAGCGGGTTGGTAACGCCTGTCGGCCACGCCCACGAAATGCCGTCATCAGAAACCGCAATGCACGGGTTTTCGTAAGTAGAGTCACTGTCCGGGTATGGGGTGTAGGCCATCCAATACTTATAGCCGCGCTTTCCGTCTTTGAAGTACAGCACGCTAGGGTGCAGCACATGCCCCGGAGAGTACGGCGACGGGACAGAAGCCAGCGTGTAGTTGTTGTCAGAACGCACAGACAAGAAGGGGAATGCGGCCTGTGGTGTGGTTCCAGACTCCCCGAGCACAAGAGTGTCCGTGCCGACCGGAAATTTAACCCTCCCGGAGACCGAATCAATTTTCGCCGTAACAATCGTCCCCGCAGGAATATCATCATTATCAGCAATGAAAAACCTATCCTTGCCTGTATCATATTTTACATCTAGAATTTGTGCGCCCTGCGACATTAGTTCTCTCCTTCTGTGAATTCTTTAGGTTTCTTACTAGCCTTGTGCATGTAATACACATTAAACACAAGGCCGATAATTGTACAAATTGCGCCAACTGCACCTGCTCGTTCATTAAGGTAGGTCATTCCAATATGAGCACTATCCCCAAGCCAGCTAGTAATTAAAGTGAAGATGGCAGACATCTTCCACAAAAGCTCTGTAGTAACAGCCTTCACAGAAGATGATTTCCAATCAATCATAATTGCTGCAACAATCAGAGCCACTGCCGCTGTAACAGCAGCTTTAAGCCCCCCGTTTGTAATCTTAATCATGGACGCTCTTCCCATTCAATTTTAAATACTCCAGTGATAGGAGAGTTGCCGAAATTAGTAAGTCTGTAATAGCCAGAAGGCGTAGCAGCTACGCCTCTGTTGTGATCCGAAGTTGCGCCAGTAGAAACCTGTTGTGCTGTAGCCGAAGGAGCAACAATACGCACAACATCCCTGAGCGTCCCTCCAGAGATTGTCCCTCCAGTTGTCAGAGTAGACTGTGCTACATAGGCCGGAGAAGGAACTGTGGTCATTTCGTTCTTAGAGATAATTGGGAGCACTGTACCCCAAGTTCCTGCCGGAGTGGCTCCCCTGTAAATCTCAAGCTTAATGCTTCCGCCCTCTACTGTTGTTTCCACGGTTTGGATGATGATATTCGTCAGGCGATCAAACTTGAACGTCTGTGTAGCACCCGCAGCAAGAGAATACTCAAAGAATGTTCTGAAAGATTGACCGAGGAAGAAGCTAGTCTCAGAATTATCTACACGGAGTCTTTGATAGCCCTCTGGGCCAGATGTAAGCAATGCTGGAGGAAGGGCTGATACAGAATATTGAGCACTGGCTGACATGGCTCCCTGCACGAGAACAGGGCCGGGAAGACGCAGCTTTACCCAGATATTATTGCCATTAGAGTTCTGCAGGAACACTTCTTCAAACTCTCTACACAATACGCCTAGGCTAGAAGCTGCAGGCTGCGTTGCAGAGGAGATGGAGTATAGGGAGTGGCTTGAACAGTTTGTTATCACTAGAGAGCCTGTAAGGCCGCTTAGTGAGCTTATATTTATCCACTGAGAAACATCAGTGATTGTGACAACGGGCATAGGGAGTCCTATTCTTCATTAGCTAATGCGCCTTCTATCCCTAGAAAGCAAGAACCCTCAGGGAGCGACCGAGAGGGTTGTAATAAGTACCCTTGTATTCTACCACAGAAAGATGCCAATAGCAATAGTTTGCTAATGTTTATTTTCAATAGCAAAAAGCCCGAGCACTCCGTCTAGGGAATGTCGGGCTAGGACTAAGGGCAACACCTTCTTTTCTTTGCTTCTCTATTCTTCTCTCCGTCTCGGCAGGAGAGTATATTACTTATCTACGTATACCTTATAGTGTACTTATAAATCCTTGAAGTATAAATCCTTTAGGAAATTTAGATAGTAGCCCCCTTTCCCCCGTACTGGTTTTTAAGTGGTTCTACTAGGTCTGTATCCCGAGTAACTTGTTCCAGTGAGAGAAAGGAAGCTACCAAACTGAATCATTATCCTTTGAGGTTTCTGATGAGCTTGCTTTGCTGCGTGGACTGATTACCACACCCCCTATTAGCAAAGATGAACATACTTCGTTCCATGTATAACGGCATTGTCTCATACAAAAGCTACAATGTCAAGCCCTTGCAAATAAATAATCTTTAACTATTGACTTTACCCGACACACATGTTATAATGTCTATTATAAGCTTTACATAGGAGTAAAGAATGTTTAGTTGGGCAACGGCGACGATTGAAGAACTAGCTTGGCATATTGCCAAAGTTCCACGACAGCATACTATGGCTGCAATCCGTTATCACAGACGGAAAGGGGATTTGGAAACAGCAAAAAGAATTGAGTATGCTAGGAAGTTGGCTAAGAAGTATAGAGTGCTCGAAAGGGCAGAAGAGATTAAACAAGAGTTGGAAAATGCTACACATCCTGTGTAGGAAGAGGAACATGAATGACTTGTAGTACTGTGATTGACGAGATATTGGGTAAAAGGAAACTAAAAGTCTCTGGTAAGAAACAAACTGTTCTCAGGTACGGCGTAGGCATTATGGACGCGCCTTTTAGAACTCAATGGGTTGAAAACGGCAAAAACGTCCACGACAAAGCATACACCGCTTGGCATTGTATGTTACAAAGATGCTACTCTAAGGGCTTCTTGGACAAGCATCCAACTTATATGGGGTGCTGTGTTTGTGAAGAGTGGCTGACTTTTTCTTGTTTCGATAAGTGGTTTTTAGAGAACTACGTGGATGGTTTTCAACTGGACAAGGACATACTTGTCTCCGGGAACAAAATTTACTCGCCGGACACTTGCCTTTTTGTTCCGGGATGGGTTAACAAGTTCATTGCGGACAGCGGGGCCACGCGGGGAGAGTACCCTATCGGTGTTTGTAAGTTTGCAGGTAATAAGATAAAAGCGCGATGCAGACAGCCCAACAAAAAATCGTACCATCTCGGCGTTTTTAAAACTGTAGAAGATGCCTATGACGCTTGGCTGCGCGCCAAGTTGGAGGTACTAGAGTTTTACAAACAATCTCTTGACGAGATTGATAACAGGCTCTATAGTTGTCTAAAAGCTAAGATACTTTCACTAAAGTAAAGGAGAATATTATTACAAGAATCAACATCATTCCTGTTACAGAACTAGCCGATCAGCATTTGTACGCTGAGTACCGCGAAATCCGCCACGTTCCGGCTTCCCTCAAGCGCAGCTTGAAGTCTCGTGGTCTGCAAGGTGTGCTCAAGGCTATCCCCAAAGAGTTCACGCTGAACACAGGCCACGTAATGTTCTTCTACAATCGTGGGGCATACCTAAGCAAACGCTTCGATGAACTCCGTTCAGAGCTTATCAAGCGTGGCTATAACATCCCTGACGATGTTGTGTTCGATAGCGAAGGTATCTTCGAGCAGCATCCCTGTCTTCAGCAAGACTACTTGCCAGATGACAAAGCTTATGCTATCATTCGGCAACGGATTGCAGAGAAACTGGCTATGAAGCCGAGTTGGTACAAATATTATGGCGTGTCTTTAGAATAAGCACAAGATAACCCTTGACTTACACCCCTAAACCGTGCTATAATTCCGTTAATGCCTCTCCAACCAAAGGAGTAATCCAATGCACAAACTTATCGCAATCATTTTACTGGCTTTGTTCTCCCAAACTGTGTTTGCACAAGAGAACAAGGGCCGTCCTGTGGCAATGTATCAGGATGCGGAGGGTAATGTTCTAGTGGTAACTGACAGAGCCTGTATTCTCAAGGGTGTTGCAGATACTTCGGCAAATACTCTTATCTTACATACACCTAAAGGTAAAAAGGTAGGGTGCATTGGCAAGGTGAAGGATAAAGTGATAGCTGCCTTTGAAGAGGGTGATTCGATTAAGGTGTTTGATATTACAGGCTTACGATTTAGTAAGCTTGAGGAAGTGTGATTTATATAGGCGCATAGTTAAGTGGAAATAACAAATTCCTTCTAAGAATTTATCCCTAGTTCGATTCTAGGTGTGCCTACCAAACAATTAACCAAAGGAGAAATAAATGAAAGTATTAGGTATTCTCGCAGCAGCAATTATCAGTATCTTCCTGAAAGCTTTTGTAACAGCAAAGCTGTGGGCATGGTTTATTGTGCCAACGTTCGCAGCTCCACAGATTTCACTTCCAGTGGCTTATGGTATCTCAGTTATCTCAGTGCTGCTGACGTATCAACGTGGTGGTAAGACTGAAGAAGATCGCAAGGCAAGTGAGATTCTAGGCTTTGCAATTGCTGCACCACTTGTGGCCCTTCTCTTTGGTTATATCGCAACTCTATTCATGTAAGGGGACTACAATGGAAATTTCACCAAGCAACGGATGGGGAACTCACCAAGTAGTTGCAACCATCACAATCAAGGAGTTGGGGCGTGTGTATGCAATGTACAATCACTCCTCCACAGTGGGTGTTAA